CACATACAAGCGGATTCGGTGTACTTCACTATAGTCCTGAGTTATCCAAGAAACAACAAGTGTACCGGAACGATACTTTACGAGGTCATTTTGATAACGTGAAAATCAGACGGGGGACATTGGACAATGAACAAGAGTACTTGGAATACCTTGATACATTTAACGAGAAGAACGAAATCCCTTACTATATCAAAACTATGGAAGACCTACCAAACGGCTTATCGGCTGATGTAATTGAGGCTGACTTGCAAATGTATGGAGATAAAATTGGAATGGTCATTATTGACGGATTCAACCTTATGAAATTTCCTAAGATTGGTAGAGACGGAATGAGTGCTACTTCACGACAATTACGACAAATCTTTGGTCGTCATAAAGTAGCTGGTCTAGTAATTCACCAAACGCCTACAAGTGCTGAGAAAGAGTCACGAGTGGACGAGGATGAACTTGAAGTAGAATTACCAGTACCACAGGTAACGGACTATTCTGAGACGATAGCGGTTGTACAAGATAGTGCTACGGTGCTTACGTTCAATCAGAAGGACGGACGAGGACGTTTACTACTCGCTAAATGCCGTGAACCACATGTAGGAAAGTCACTAGACTTACGCTGTAATTTTAATATGGGATGGATTACAGAGGCGTCACCAGTGGATTACTTTTAATTTAAAGTTGGTACTGATACTGATACTAGTATTAGTACCTATTTTTATTTGTCCCAAAATAAGTGACTAATGCAAGTAAATAATTGAGGTGATTGAAATGATAAAGGTAAGACGTGAACCAGCTAAGTACGGCAAGTGTTCAAGCTGTGATAAGGAAAAGATTGAGTTTCGTGTTTCGGTTGGGATTCCTAGTCATATGAACGTGGAAAGGCTTTGTACAGGATGCTTAACGGAATTAAAAGAAAAAATCGGTAGATTCATTTACTAAGAGAGGTGAGAGAAATGATAGGGAAAACAGCTTATATTAAATTCGGAACGTTCCACGGACATATGGGAACAATTGTTGGTCAAGCAAATATTAATAAATCAGAACGCTATCTTATCAAACTAAGAAACGGCTTAATCATTCCAAAGAAGGTTAAGAATGTAGTTCTGTTTGGTGAGGTGCAAAAGAATGATAACAATTTATCGAAATGAGGTCTATTATGACTTGAACGTAGATATTGCTGAGGAACTGGAATTTTACAGTTGGAACAGGGCTAGACCTAAGGGAGAGGAAATGGTTGCATGTTCACCATTCCGTGATGAAAGTTCCCCCTCATTTTCTATTAATTTAGAGACAGGGCTTTGGATTGATTTTGGTTCTAACCATGATCTTTATAGTAAAGGTGGGCTTGTAACTCTACTATCATTCCTGAGAAACGAGACGCCCCTTGAAGTAGAGGACTATCTATTAAGCAAGTACGGAATAGATATGAGTGATACTGATAAACTTGAACTTAATGTTAACTTTGATACTAGTACTAAAGTTGATACCATTATTAGTACTGAGGATTATAAGCCGTATGCTTACCGTTCGCCTTACCTTGCTGGACGTGGAATAAGTGAGAAGGTGCAACGTGCTTTTAAAGTTGGCTATGATAGAAATTCAAAGGCTGTAGCTTTAGCGTGGCACGATGTAAAAGGGAACATGGTTAATATTAAGTTTCGTTCTATCAATTCAAAGCTATTCTACTATTACCCAACAGGGCAACAGTTAAGAAACCATATTTACGGAATGCACTTCATTTACAAGCTGAAACCTGAAACTGTTTTTCTAGTGGAATCAGAAATAGATTGTTTGTTTTTATGGTCGATTGGTGTTCCTGCAATTGCATTAGGTGGAAGTAAGATCAGTGAGAAGAGAAAGCAACTTTTATTACGCTGTCCTGCAAAGAGAATTGTTCTAGCAACGGATAATGACAAAGTAGGAAGAGAGATAAGAGAAAAGGTTACTAAGTTACTAGTTGGATATAAGGAACTATACGAAATTACAATTCCTGAAAACTACAATGATGTGAATGACGTACCGCCTGAAATATTAAAAAGGGTTTGCGACAATGCAACCCCTGTAAACTTAATACTATTTTAACAAATCCTAGTCGAAAAATCGGCTAGGTTTTTATTTTATCTATATGTGTTTATATTCCAATTCAAATACGTATTTTACCAATGATTGGAGTGGTCGGACAACCTAACCTCTTATATATCAACGTTTAACGATATAGATAAATATGCAAATTAAGTGTAACCTCGTGAGGTTCACTGTTTTACCCTATTTACACCTGTTGACCTACGTTATATACTCAATAGTGTACTACACGAGGTTACAAGATATTACCCACGATTACAGTGTGCGACACAGTTCGACACGATTCGACAAACCACAGAGTCGAACCTTCCCAACTGTCGCAAAAACTCATGACAACAACTTAATAAAAAATTGAGGTCTATTCATAGGCTTGTTTAGTTATGCCTTTTTTCGAGGCATTTCACCTTAGCCCCTCTATGCCTTTTTTACCGAACAAATGTTCTGTTTTAGGTTAAAAATTTTATTTTAAAAAGTTTTGTCCTGCGTGTCCTAATCCGTGTCCTATCTGCAAGTACCTAAGTGTAAAGCAAATAAAACACTACAAAGGTGGAAACAAAACTATGAAAACTTACTTTGAAATCGTTGAAAACAAATCTTACCGTGAATTAACTGTCGCTGAAAAGCTAACAATTCAAGAACGTCAAACTGAACTAGTTGTACGCTGGCAAGATGAATCAAACGAAAGTAAGAAAGAAGAAATTTTCGATGAACTTCATGCTTCAATCAAAGGCTTAATCAAAGGAATGGCTTACCGTCAAGCGGAAAAATCATTCTCAGTTGAACAAGAAGACTTTGAAGGAATCATGTTCCTAGTACTATCTGAAACTCTTAATGGAAATGGCGACGAGGAACAAATTGACCTTTACGGACAACGCTTAATCACGTTTGACCGTTCAATGGACAAGCCTTTTCAACCAATCTTTATTACTAACATTAAGAACGTTTTAAAGATGATGTACCGACAAAAAGGATACGACGTTCACGAGACTACATTACATGAGGCGAACCGCTTAGATTCTCCTTCACCTGATGATGACACTGTAACAATGGCTGACACAATTGAAACTACTCACAGCTTTACAGTCGATATTGAACATACAGTGGTGACTGAGGAAATTCTTACAGACCTGTTCGGAAATGATACTAGAAAGAAAACAATAGTACATATGTCTGTTCAAGGATTCAAGCGTAACGAAATAGTTTCAGCCCTAATCAACGAAGGTCAAACGACTGACGCTGTGGCGAAACAAGTTAATCGTACTATGAGTCAGTTTAAAGCACATTACCTCAATGTGATGCGAGGCAACTTAGCGTGAGGCAACCTGAGTCTCATTAACTTAAGTTAACTTACGGTACTTAGTATAACACATGTGTACAAAAGTAAACAGAAACACCTGTTCTATTTTGAAAATATATATTCAAAAATTGAATACGACAAATATAGTTCCTCCTGACCAATGGCATTACGTCGAAAAACTGTTTGCCTCAATTATTCAGCTTATAAAAGCTACTTAGGAGGAACTATATATGTCATTATTTACAGCAACAGGAGAAGAAGCAAAGGCTTCAGCAAGCAAGAAAAACGTGGATTTAAAAACGGCTTACATTCGTTTGAAAGAAAATGAGTCTGTTAGAGTACGAGTGTTAGGACTTACAGATTATGTAGAGTACAAAGCACATGGAGACTTTAACTTAGGAATCTATACTCAACCTTGCTTAACACCAATGTCAGGCGAACTTGACCCATTATGTGTAGCATCTAAATCAGGTATTGAAGGCTTTGATAAATTAGTAGCTAAGAAACGCTACATCTTTGCTTTATACGATTTAGATATGAAAGCTATCCGTTTCTGGGATTGTTCAAAAACTCAGGCAAGTAAGCTAATCGGTGATATTGAAGAATATCGTGAGAATATCATTTCTGAGGACAAAGATGATCTTATTGCATTCAACTTTAAGCGTACAGGAACTAAGACGGATACTGTTTATTCATTAAACCCTATCCTGAAACTTGACGCTAAAGGAAAAGAAGGCT